GCTTGTTTACCTACTGTGCCTGATTTTGATTGTATTTGTGAAAGTTGCTTGTTGAGCTGACCGACATCAGCTTTGATCTTTACAACAAGTTCATCTACTGTTGTGGAAGCCATTAATCAGGATAGAGCTCCATTAACTCATTCAACCTATCTTTAGACATAGGTTCTTCGCTTTCTGATGGAGAATTGAAACTTCTAAAACCTTCTACAGTAGCATAAATCTCTTGAGGTGATGAATTCCAAAAGTCCTTTGGTTTCATTCCTACCATACCTAAACACACTTCCATATATGTTCTCCATTCTATTTTTGTGCTACTGCTTGGGGCTTTCCCTTAGATTTCTCGTTAGGGTCAGAAAGAGTTAATGTAATAATATTAGCTACGATTGTAGAAAGAGCAACGATACCATTATCAAAGATAAGTCTCTTGACTTCATTATCGTCTATATCATTACCACCATTTCTTAAAGCATATTTTAAGACAGTAGCAAGTTCTTTCATTTTAGCTTTTGCCTGTGAAATCTTTATTGCTAACTCAATAATTGAAGCATCTAATTCATCTTCAATTCGTATTATTGAATCTACTGTAAGCCTACATCTGTATGACTTACCACTTAGTTCTATATCAATCTCGCCCTTGAGGGGATTTGCCATTTTTGACTCCTTTTTTTGGACTTGCATTTGCAAGTTTTATTTTTAATACATTATCTCTTGAATCAAGTAAATGGGATAAGACTTTATAATCTTTCCCATCTACATTAAGAGAATCACCGATTTCAATTTCGTTAGGCATTTCAAGATTTTCACCATCAAAATAACCTAAGATATTTTCATCATCTACTTTTATTTTTACTTCTTTGTACAACATCTAATCCTCTACTTAGTTACTTGCAAATGTTACGTAACCAGCAGATTGAAAACTTACTGAATAAGTAGCTTCACCATTATATTCACCAGCATACTCTAAAGATTCAATCATAAATGAACCAGTAAATACTGCTAAATCAGGTACTACGAATTGGAAGTTTTTAAATGCTGCCGCTTGTGCAGATGAACCATCTGAGGTATTTTGTTGTCCGTAATAAGCTGTTCTTAGTGCTTGTTCTGCTGTACTGTCTGTAAATACACCTGAACCACTAATTGCTACACTATTAACACCACCACCAGCTAAAAGTAATCTTTTACCTTGATCATCTTTTGAAGTTACATCAACTGCTTCATCTGAGAAGGTTATTGAAGATGATCTAAGACCACCAAGAGTTACATAAGTAGAGCCAGAAGTGTTAATTTTTATTAAAACATCTTTACCTTTTTGTGCTGCCATATTTTTCTCCTAAATATTATCCTAATATTATTGCACGGAATCGCATGACACCATGTCTTGAAACACCATCTGGGTCTATTAATATATCAGAAAATTCAAACCTTAAATTAATCAGATTATATCCTGATACACTTAGATTATGATTATGAAGCAAAGTGTGAACCCTGTCCATTATTTGCTTACATTCTTTTGCTCCTTTGTATTCTGACCAAATATCAAAGGTCACAGTAAACTCACCACCATCTATATCTTTTGTGCCGTAATCAATAGCTGTGCCATAACCCATAGAAACAAATGGAGTAGCTTGGTTCTGTGAAACTTCATCATAAACACCAGCACCTAATGTGCTTGTTAAAGTATTGTCTGTACTTAATCTTGTATAGATTGCTTCTTGTAATTCAAACTGTCCAATACTCATTTAATTAAACTCTCGGACTTAAAAAATCTTCTTATTTTTGGTTTAGCTTTTTCTGTTGCTGGTTGCATAAAAGGTCTTGCAGACATATTTCTCGTACCAAATTCAAGGTGTTTTGAGTATGGGGCTTTGGATATAATTTCTACAAAAACATCTTTACCTAATTTATAAGGTTGTTCTGAGGAAATGTTAGAAACCAAAAACCCTGTGTCTGAAGCTGGTGATTCTCCTGCTGATGATGCTTGATGTTCTACTGATCTTCTTTTATATATTCTTCCAGACTTTGTTCCTTGTTGTATTGCTTTCTTAGCTTCGTTTTCTATTAACAGACCAGACCTTCTCATATGCTTCATCACTTTTTTTGGCAGATTTGTTTCTAATCTTTTTTTAGTAATTTTTGTAAAGCCTTCTTGTAGTCCGACTATTGTAAATTTCATGTCGCAACTCCTTCTTCAGCAAGAATCTTCATGTATCTACTTCTTTCATCTAAATTAATGACTGATCTAATATTAAAGAATCTTGTACCAATTTTTATTCTATTCTTTGCTGTGACACTAGAATTGTGTCTGATCATTATTTCGTGTGTAACGTGGTCTTGTAGTTTCCCTTGCTTATAGACCTCTTTGCCATTTAAAGGCTTTATAGAAGCTGATATGGTCTGAGAATCGCTATAATTAGATGATATTCCACCACCACTATCCCTTGATGTGCCTAAAGATTGTATTGTGATTTGCTCTCGCATTGAGCCGATTGAAACAGTCATTAGCCAATCGCCATTAAACTTGAAGTTCCTAATCCTTTATGTACTACATATGGAGCTAACAATTTCTTCACCAATATCGGCATTTTTGTTTCTCCATTGACATCTGCCATATCTCCTCTTTGTTCATACATATGTGCTACTAATTGCGACATTGCTTGTTTAATTGGGTTGGGTACTGCACCAGCATTGCCATATCCAGCTTCGTAAACAACCTTTATAGCATTTGCTACCCTTAAAGCTGTAGGCCATGTAGAGCCAGTTCTCAAAACTATTCTTGCTGGTTCTCTTGCTGAATTAACGTAATAGTTAGCTGTTGCATACAGAGTAGAGTTGTCATCATCATCAAAAGTATGAATGCTTGTTACTGATGCTACAGGTGCTCTAGGTAGATCAATATAGTTTTTGTAGAAGTTTAGATATGGGCCTGTTCTAACACCTTCCCATAGAGGGTCTTCTGTTTCGTTAAACCCATCTAAAAATAAATGTAATGTTTGAGTAATTAAGGCTCGGCCAGTATGCTCCTCAACCAATTGACGACTTGCGATTATGAGACTAGTTATTAACGAATCGTCATTGGAATGATCTACCCTGAGATACGATTTCGTATCAGAGAGAGTTAGGGGTTCTGATGATGGAGCACTACTGACTACGAGACTACCCATTAATTAACTGTTTCACCCTCTACTACTTGTGGCATTTCAACATTCTCTTGTTGTGCCATTTCTTTGTTCATCAACATTAACTGTTGCTCTAGTTGAACTTTCTGATTCATATACTGACCCAATAAGAAGTTCGTATCTTCTAATTGTTTTTTTAGTTTTTCGTTTTCAGCTTCTAGCTGTTTCATTTTATCGGCATTACTCATAATTTTTTCTCCTATAAAAGTTTATCAATACCTATTGATGCGACTAATAAACCATAGAGACCCCAAACCATAGCATCAAGTTTATTAAAACGAGCATGTCCTTTTTCTAATCTTTCTTCTATATTTTTATACCTGATTACACATTCTCTTTCATGTGCTTCAAGTCTTGAGATATTATCTGTCTTACTAGCCATATTGCTAGTCTAATGGAAATTATAGACAAAAAAAAGGGTTCATTTTATAGAACCCTATCTGCTATTGATTATTGATCTGCCTTATTCATTATATCCGTATTCAGCAGACCACATTGCTAAATCTTCTCTTATCTGTAAGACCTTGTTTATTTCTTGCCAATTATCTTCGTTTTCTAAATCTTCTAGTTCTTGGTCAGAATATTTAGCATATTTATTTAAAAGTGCTTTTCTGTTTTTCATTCCAGTTAAAACTATTGTTTCAATTTCGTTCATATTTTCCCCTTTAGTTTTTCATCAATTTTAAATAATTCGTCAATTACCTCATCAAGTGTTGGCATCTCTGCCTGATATATATTTGGTTTAAAGTCGCCACCATATACCTGTAACAACTCATCTAAAAACATTTCTAATTTATACATATTTTTCTCCTTAGTTAAAATCTCCATATAGAAAGTATCGGTTATTTACATAACAAAGTCAACCTTTTTTGGAATATTATTAAAGATTTTATGGGGTTATTGACGATAATCGCTTCTCTAAGGCTTCTAAACGATCTAGGAGCTCACTAAATCCTTCCATGTCTTTGAGACCTTTTGGGGTGTGTGCGATTGCTTCTAGCTTCTCTAATCGTTCTTCTATCGTCATAAGATGGGGCAGTATTTGAGGAAATTTAATACACTACAGAAAATTTATGAACTGCCCCTAAGAATTAACTTTTCTTTTTAGTTGTTTTCTTTTTAGTAGTTTTTTTCTTTGCTGGTGTTTTACCATCAACATATGCTTCATTCACTTCAGGAGTGCTTGGGTCATCTGCCATATAATGACCTTTATCATCTCTAGCTCGGACAGCTTCTCCTTCTTCTACTTTAGCATCTACCTTAACTTCCATGGCCCAACCATTTTGGACAAAGGTATTCATAAGTTCTTCTTGCCAGTTATCTTTTGCTTCAACGACTTCATCAAACTGATAAAGTTTAACTGACGTTCCTTTTTCATCATTTGCACCAGCTTTTGGTACTAGTATTTTAAATTGTTTCATAATTGTTCCTAAATAAAAGAGGGGTGTTGCCACCCCTCAAAACTTGGCACTAAGCTAAGTTGTATGTACTTGCTCCACCAGCATGGTGTGCAAATCCTTTCATTACGTTAATAGCTAGAGGTGTACCACTTGAATGGTTTCCTGTTCTAACTACAGACACTCTCAAGTATCTTTTACCACCGATATAACCAATACCTGAAACCTGTGGGGTTTCTGCATTGTCATCAAGTGTCAAAAAGATTCCTGAAGAAATCGCTAAATCAGTAACGTCTTTCTGTTCACAGTCTGCATATGTAGAATCATCATCACTATGTTGTAATTTAAAGTCGTACTTTAAGTTTGCAGCTAATGTATCGCCTTCAACTCCTGATGCAACAGTCACAAAAGCACCTTCAAAACCTTGAAGATCAACTCCTGTGCTGTTTGTAGTAGTAGCATTACCACTAGCTACAACAGGTGCAAGACTTTGCACAGCTACTAAGTTATTACCTAAATCTCTCATAATTTACTCCTTATGCTGAAACTTTTTGTTTAATTAATGCTTCTGGAAGTATTACTTGACCACCAACTCTTCTTCTTGCAATGTATCTAACATTACCTGAAGTAGCTTGAGTGAATGGGTCTCTTAATACTGCCATAGCAATTCTATCTACGATCATATAACCTCTGGAGAAATCTCCGAAAGCTATAGGGAATGTACCAGCACCAACATTTGGCATATCAGATGCTTGTATATATGGGAATCCTAAAATTGAATTTGGAACTCCACTTGATAGCATCATACCAGCTTGGAAAACGTACTGACCAGCAGTATCTTTAAGTTTTCTAATATCAGCAAGTGTATTTCTGTTAAAAACAAAAGTTGAGTTTTTGCTGTATTCTGATTTTATGCTGTGTACCAAAGAGATAAGTCCATCACCTGTAAGTGCTGCACCTGCTCCTGAATTAACTTCACCAACATTACTGTTAGACATGAAACCTTCAGGTTTACCGACTGCATTACCACTTGTGAAAGCTGCACCTTCTGCTTTAGCGAACTGCTCTGCAAATTCAGATTGCATTTCAGCTTCAAGATTAAATACTGAATCCTCTAAGTCTTGCTCAGAAATATCAACCATTGCATAGTATTCGTGTGCAGGTATTTCTTCTAAACCAACTTGATAACCAGTAGTTTCTGATCTTGTTCCACTTTCAGCAACCCATTGAGCCGCGAATGTGCCAGTTCTCTTAGGTATTTGAATTGATCTTTGACCTGTTGATCTTACTCTAGCAATAGTTCTGATAGGTGAGATTTCAGTTACGTCTTTGATTAATTCTTTTACGTATTCAGGTGGAGCTAAATATCCACCAGTAGAATCGTTTGATACTGTTAATGCTTTTTTCTCTGCTTCTGTTAAAGCATCAAATCCTTTTCTGCAATAAGCATCAAAGGCAATTAGAGAATCATCAATTTGCTTCGTATCTAATCCTGCATTTGGTCTTTTTAAGACTGTTTCAAGATTAATTACTTGCTCTTTTAAATTCTCTTGACTTAGATTGGCTTGAGTTAATTTTTGGTTTACATCTTCAAAAGCATCTAGCTTAGATTCAATCTTTGCTAACTTATCGTCCAGTAAACCATCATAACTGTCACCCTTTTCAAGTGCATCTAATCTCTCGTCATTTGCTTTTTTGAATTCTTCAAAAGCATGACCGATACCATCAACTGCACTCTTGATTTCGTTATTTTCCATCTTTTCTCCAAGAGTTGAATTTATTATTAAGGTTATTCAAGGCATTTGCCAATTCAGTATTTACGTCAACATCTCGTTGATCAAATACTTGATGCACAGCTTTTGCCGCCATCTTTGCTTCTGAACGAGAAAGATTGAAAGCATCTCGCATTCCATTTTCCCACTCTCTAATAGAAAAATCTTCGCCTTTTACACTACGAATCGTAGCCGACTGATTCATAGGAAAGGTCACTAAAGATATTTCCATAAGTTCCACTTCTTCAAGAATTCTTTTATTAGAACCCTTGTCGTAGCGAGTAGCTTTCGGATTTGGCTTGAATCCTATGCTAAGTCCATCTAATGCACCCATTTTCATTAACTCAAAAGCATCTCTTCCAGCTTGAGTTTTAAGTGCTAATCTGCCTTTTACTTTAAGACCATGTTGATCTTCTTTGATTTCATCAAATACTCCTATCGGCATATCTGATTTATGTTGATATAAAAGTTTTACCCCTTTTGCTCCTTTTCTTTTAAGTGATTTTTTGAATGCTCCATATTTAACAACATCATTGCCTAGATCAACTTTGTTAAATACAGAACCATAACCTTCAAACACACCTTCTTCTTTATTTTCTTCTTCGTGATATGCTTTGATCTCTGTTTTAAATTCTAAGTGTTCGGTTTCGTGCATTTGTATTGGTTCTTCGTTTTTCACATCTTCTCCTGTTGCTTGAACATATTGTGTATGAGTATCGCATGGCATATATATCTTTTTACCATCTTCATCATGTTCGTGATAACCTACACAACCTATTTCTTTAGCTCTCTTTTCAGCTTCTTCTTGTGTAGTAAAAACATCTTTTCTTATTTCTTCTTTAGCTTCTGAGGAATCTTCCTGTGATTTGTACTGACTAGTACAGACAGCTAACCTTTGTTCTTCGTTATATTCTGAGGTCATTGTCTTATCTCCCATACACCTGTTAATAAATCCTTGCCTACTTTCTCCTGAGTTTGGTTTCGGTATTGGCATTTCACTATATATAGTAGTTAAATTCGTAGTCTAGCACAACATTTAGTCTTGTATCAAACTCAAATCTTCTTCATCTACATAAAGGACAACACATCTACAATTTACGACATTCTTTGCTCCACCTCTTGAATCACCCGGATATTGCATCAATGAACCATTAATATTGAAATCTTGATTCATTTCTCTAACTTGTCCATTAGCAAAAACGTGAGATTCTCTTGTTCTTGCATCACTAACTGAAGCCCATTGCTTATAGAGTTTTTGCCCTAGCATATCACCAATTTTTTCGTTATATTTTTGTGATGCAAAACCAGCGGCACTATGAGTTTCTGTCCTTGCAATTCTTGCTGCACGAAACGTACTGAAACCTCTAACTGTCTGCTTAACCTGTTTAGAAATTTGTGGGAGTGTTAAGTTTTGATCTCTAAGATTCCTTATTGTTCGCATTATTTGTTTTGATTGATTTGCAGATAATGTTTCAAATATGATATTTCTTTCTCTCAGATATTCTTTAAATAATTGTTCAAATGTGACTATTGTACCTACTGTGGTAAATTCTAAATTCTTTTGATCTTGGTCATAAAGAGAAATATTGTATTCAATAAAAGTCTGAAATACTTTTCTAAGATTTCTTTCAATAACTGGATATAGACTATTATAAAGACGAACTGTATTAACATCTGTGTCGTAATCTACAGCATAAAGCAATTCATCACTTACTCTTCTAGTATTTTTATTAAGAACTGCTCTGATATTTTTAAAGAATGCTTTTTCAAGATTATCTCTTAATCTTAATTGTTTACGAACTTCAAATCTTGAACTGAATCTTCTTTTACGATATGCCTTTGTCTGTATGGCTTGTCGCATTACTTTTTAGGTCTGCCTTGCGAATCAGTAGGCCCTTTAGATTTTAAAGGGTGTCCTGTAGGGAACAAATCAGTATCGTGTTTCCCACCTTGAAATCTACCTGTTCTTAAAGCAAATAAAAATGAATTCGTTCTAGCATAAGCCCATCTGTCAGCTCCACCCTGTCTCCTCACACCAGGCCTAACTGAACTTGGGTTTGTATTGTATGCTCCAACTCCACGAAGAAATACTTTCTCTAGCATTCCTAATGTAACTCTTTTAGTTTTTGAATCTCCATATTTTTCGTTGTGTTCATCAACTTTGCTTTTGAGAGCTTCTTTAACTTTTGCTGAGACTTGTTTTTCTTCTACTTCTATTTCAATGTGAATATCGCTTTCTAAGGGCTCTGTTTTTTCTTCTGGCTCTTTTCTACCTTCTAGCTTTTTCGTGAGCTCTAAGATGATGTCCTTCATGCCTTGCTCCTTTAATTTAGGGTTTATTGTTCCCCATTTCATTAAGGCAACGACACCAGCTACATTTGAAAGATTAGGTTCTTTATCTCCACCAACAAACTGGTTGCCATCAACAACAGAGTGTCTTGCTGACCATGCTTCTCTTTCTTTTATCCATTTAAGTACAGCAGGACTTTCATCACCCTTTCTTGCTCTACCCCATAATGAGAATGCTTCATTTCCTCTGATATTACCACCAGCTCTCCATATATCTTTACCTACACTTCCACCATCTTCTTTGACGTTCTTTGCAAACTCATAATCAAATTGTGGGTAATTTGAATTTCTTAAAGATATTTTTTTATTTTCTCCTCTTTTCGGAAAGTCTGTAGCTTTTTGTTCATTCTTTTCCTCTTCATCTAGCTCTTCTTCTAAATCATCAAAATCTTCAAAATCTTTTTCATTATCAGGCGGTGGCAATGGTTCAGACCCCAATGGAAACAAATTAGCTGAGATATAAAGCTCATTACCACCTTCAACTGGTGAAAGACCTAGCCTTTCTCTAGCTTCATTCCTAGTAATGATTCCCTGTGCTACAGCATTTGTAACATTGCCGTAAATTATTCTCCTTCTCTCTGATAGAGCTGGTATTTCATCTATATCGTATTCAAAGTCTATATTCTCGCCAAACATAGGAATTAACCACTCATTTAAATCAGATTGAACTTTTCTTAAATATGGAATAATTGTTTCTTCGTACAGAGCTAATCTTGCTTCAGCTACATTTGAATAAGTTTGAGCATCAGGCACACCAACAAGTTGGGACGGAACTCCAAAGCAAAGTGCTATGTCCGTAGCACTCATGTGCTTTAAGTTTATAAAATCCATGTCTTTAGGGCTCAGTCCCATCTCTTTCCAGTCAAAGTCTCCTTCTAAGAGTAGAGGACGACCTGCATTACTGGCCCCTGAGAATCTATTGTTTAAGTCTGTAAGTAATTGTTGTCTTTGTGGTTCTGTCAGATTTACAGCAAAACCTTGATCATCTTTTGGTTTAAAGATAACTGCACCACTTGGTCTTGCACCATTATTCAATAAATTCACATTATGTTTACTTGCTAAATTGTGTTGATCTATCTCCATAGCCGCGGCAGTTAAAGGCGAACACCCATAATAATCATCTAATGGATTCCAAAGTTTAATGTGCTTTACTTCGCTAAATCCATTTTCTTGATCAACTGGATAAACCTTATCTATTCTGCCATTCACCATATACTCATAAGAATCAGGTATATAATTATTCCCACCCTTAATTACTATTCTGTCTGGTCTTAGTAAATGTAATTCTTTTGGAGCTTGTCCTTCACCACCTACTTTTAAAACGTAAGCATTGCCTGATAGTAATAGATACCCATACAGACTATTGAAAAACTCTGTATATGATTGTTGTGGATTTGGTCTGTTTAAAAGATTGTGTAAGTCTGTATTTTCTAAAACATTATCTTCTGCTTTAATTTTATATGGTACTGCACTTGCACCTTTTGATATTTCATTGACACAACGATATACGATAGCATTGTTCATATATCCTTCTTTTGCTAAATCTTGATACTTGTACATTTTTTGTTGAGTACCAACATTGAAATAGCCCATGACAGAGCCTTGTTCTTTTGTTTCTGTTTGTAAGCCAAACATTTTTCGTATGTTATCTATTAAAGCCATTAACTAATTCTCCAATTTACATTTCCTTGAGATTTGCTTAATTCTGTCAAACCCCATACCAAAGCATCTAATCTGTCTGGACTGCTTTGTGTATCGCCTGTGTATGTACACATTTGAGATTCAAGTTCATCAAATATTCCTATATGATGCACTTTTTCTTGCTCATATAAAGCCGAAATTGGCTCTGCTCTAACTATCTTACCTCTTGTTGCATGAACTGATCTATATGGAACATTGTTATCTATGTTTCTTAATAACCTTTCTACAAGGTCTCCACCATTGTTCACTTCAGCTACAATACGATCAGCATTCCAATCATAGTAAGCATTAATAGCTATTCTACCCCAATTTTCAGCACTATGTCTCCCTGATAAATCTTCTAAGACATAAAAATGATTTAAATGATCTTTACCTACCACTACTATCCCTGTTTCATCTGAGTTTTTAGAAGCTGTTACTGCTGGGTCAATCGCCACAATAATTTGTGATAATTCTATCTCTGTATCTTTTCTTAATCTTGTTTCTTCAATCATCTTTGGTTTCCACAAAGCACCATCAATATCATCAATTACTTCTGCAAACAATTCTTGTCTACCTAAGTTTGTGCCTTCATATCTTTCTTTTAACATCTTCAAAGCAGAGCCAGATAAGTTTTTTTCATTCTCAAATGTGCTTCCAGTTGTCATATGAACATCTTCTCTTTTCATTAATTGTTTAATTATGTTTGTAGGTTTTGGGGTTGTAGTAATTACACATTTAGGATTCTCTCCTAGTCTTAATCCAAACATTAATTGATCAAAAGATTCTGGGTATCGCCATGCCGCTAATTCATCACACCATGCTCTGTGAAACTGTGGCCCTCTTAATCTTTCTGGATTCTCTGCTGCAAATCCGACAATCTTAGAACCATTGCTCAACCTAATTTCGGACAGACTTGAGGAATATCCTTTGAAGTCATTTGAATTTGCTAGACATTCTTTTGGGATAATAGACATCAATCCAGAAGGCCCATCAAAACAAACTCTTCTTAAATCTCCATGAGTTGGTGCGACCACAGCACAAATTGTATTAGGATTTCTTAAAGCATATAAAACTATGTCTTGTGCACCTGTTCTTGTTTTACCCCAACCCCTTCCTGCTAATATCAACCAGATATTTTTATCATTATCAGGAATGATTTGTTTTGGTCTAGCAGTCTTTAACCAACTAGTGTATAGGGCTATCGTTGCTTTCTCTTCGTTGCTCTGCAACTGTGTCAAGCAATTCCATAGCTTCTCTGAATGCTGTGTTTTGGATATTTCCATTTATTTCAACATTTTCTGTTGTTTCTCCTAATGCTAATTTACCAATCTTTTGAGCAGTTAAAGCAGTATTAGCTAATGCATTTATCTGTGTTGGTATCAGTCCTGTTTTGCCTTCTTCAATGTTTTCTAAGTTTTTTGAAATAGTTTTTTCTATGGTGCACATTAGTGATTTTGCCACATTGATACTTCTTGTGTCTAAGCTCTTGCCTTCCTTAACAAGTGTTTCTGTTCTTTTCTTATCTAGTTTTTCTTTATAGGTGGCTTGAAATTGTTCTCTTTCTATTCTCCAATTCTCTTTATTTGATACTCTGTAGAGTGTAGATTTAGCGACCTTGTAGTGTTTATACAATTCATCTAATGTGGGAAAGTTTTTCAATCCCTCTTCATTACTAACTCCCTGTACAAAATCATTCCTTATCTGTAATTTTATAGTCTCAGTTAGTTTTTTAGTTGTGGATTTTTTGTTCATAAATTCTTAGTTATTCTCACAAATAATACTTCAACTTTAATAAATATAAAAATTATTTTTTGATCACATATCCCATAAAGTTATAACTTTGCCAAACTTTTGTTGCTTTACCTATGTAATTTAATTCTTCTTGCAATTCATTTTCCGTTTTACAAAACATACTTATACTTAACTGCAAATCTTTCTCCAATATTTCTTTGTCTGTAAAGTTTTTTCTTTTTTCTTGTATATGTAATCTATGTAAAGACTGTTGTATCTTTGTATCATCTAAATGTACTTTCTCAGCTAGTAAAATTACTCCACCTTTATCAACAATATCTTTCATTATTTTTATGATTCTTGCTCGTTTCTTTTGTCCCAAGAACTGTAAAAAGAACATAGAGACAAGCACAGATATGTGATCTCCATGATCTTTTGGGTTGTAAGCTATACTTGTGTTCCCTTGAAAGTAATCTTTTTCTACATCTCCTTTAATAAATTCAAAGTCTTTTTTTCTTGTTGTCATATCTACTTCATCTATTCCGATATACCTACAGTCTTTTATCTTGCTTAGATTTGAAATAAATCTTCCTGTTGAGCAACCTAAATCCAAGACGATAGATTCTGGTTGTGCATTTTCATGTGTAATGTTTTTAAAGATGGAATCTAATGTGTTTAGATTTGGTATAGACAATTCTATGTGTTTATCAAAATCCATCAGATTATTAAAGTTAAATCGTTTTATCATATTTCCCCCTTTTCAACTTTTTGTATTCTTGTGCCTAACCACTCCATGACATTTACAGACATTGCTCTACCACAAGCTTCATACCTTTTAGATATTGGAGCTTCTTCTTTTGGCTTTCCTCTATACGGAATTTGTGTCCAATTATCTGGAAGCCCTTGAAGTCTTTCTGTTTCCAAAGGAGTTAATCTTCTAACTACGTTCTGTCTGAGAATACATGGTTGTCTATTTCCACCTGTCATTGCTGTTAAAGTTGGTGATATTTCTTCCTTGTGAACTCGTGGTGTTCCGTCTTTAGACCTGTGCTCAAAACATAATGTTTCACTTTCTTCATAGTGTACTGATGGTATTTCCGAAGCTGTTAATGTGTAACTTGCTCCATCTTTTTTGAATCCATCACCATTTACCCTTGAATGATTGCCATGAATAATTGTTAAATCTTTTTCTACGATTAAGTCAGTAGGAGATTTATAATCTCTTGCACATACTGTACTTGCTACTTCGTCTTGGACGTATTTATCACTTCTGACAATGCGGTTTGTAAATTTTTCGGTAGTGTTTTGTTTTTCTTTTCTGCTCGGTGGAGTATTCCCTCGCAATGCTTCTTCGTCAAAAAGAACTTTTGCTGGATTTTTCCAGTCTCCAAGATGTCCGACAACGAAGATACGTCTCCGTCTTTGTGGGAGTGCTCTAGGGAATCGCTGTGTTCTGATGTACTGAGTGTCAAGAACCCTGTAGGCGAACCCATACCTGCATTCTGCCATTGCTCCGAGAAAGGTTGCAAAGTCTTGTCCTTCATTAGATGACAGCAAACCGGGGACATTTTCCCAGAGAAACCATTTAGGCCTAATCCGATCAACAAGTTTAATAAACTCAAGTGCGAGGTTTCCTCTATCTTCTGCAAGTCCTTTACGAAGTCCTGATATGCTGAATGTTGCACAGGGTGTTCCCCCAACAATGATAGAAGGTCTTTCTGATAAGTCATCTAGCTGTATTTTTGTAAAATCTCCAAAGTTTTTTACATTTGGATAATGATAATCTAACACAGCAGAACGAAATTGGTCTATTTCTGATAATCCTATACATTCAAATCCTAACCTTTCCCATGCTACACCTGCTGATTCTATGCCACTACAAATTGATAAATATTTCATATTTAACCATCATAACTTTCCCAACTTGAACCTTTTTCATCTAACTCAAAGTTCTTCGTTCTGAAATTGTAAAAGAAAGTTTTTTCTCCTATCTTTCCATACAAGTCTTGTTCTCTTATCTTTCTAGTAATTATCTTAGTCGTATTATCATCAAAGTCTCTATGAATTGTTAATACTGCATCAGACTGATTATGCCAATGTGAAGCTCCTGAAATGTCATAAGCTGTTGGTGGTGCATAACTACCATCATTAGATTTAGGCAATTTAGTTGGGTGAGCTACTACCCAAAGAATGCACTCATGTACTCTTATAAACCTTTTACAGAGTGATATAAAGTCTCGGATATGTTCATCTTCTCGCTTCTGAGACGACCTGACAGCATTGATTTCATTGTATGGGTCAATAATTAAACCCTTAACACCAAATTTAAAAATCGCTGATTTTGCTATATTTAAGATAAGCTCAATACTTGGTACAGCATCTTTTGTTTCTATAAAGTAGAAATGATTGTGTATGAAGTCTAAACCTTTTTCTAATTCTTCCTTTGTCATTCTTTCATCAAAGTTTTCATCAAAATTCTTTTGCACATACATTTGTAATAATCTTCTTATATGCATAGCTGTAGAATGTTCAGGTGAGAATATGGCAAATTTCCACCCCTTTGTTTTTGCCAAAGAAAGCAATATCTGATCTAAGAATAATGACTTACCATGATTAGGTATTCCAGTAATAGTGTGGAATGTGCCTGTCATTATTTTATAAATATCATCAAGCCCATCAATTCCAATCTCTACAGGTTTTACATAATTTCCATCATATAACTCCTGTATTTGTTTTGAGTAGTCGTGAGCTGTATATAAGCCCTCTACAGGGTAAGGAATAGCATTGTTTACTAACTCTCTAAGTTTCTCCTTGCCATGTTTCATTAAAACTTCATTTGCATCTTTGCAACCTGATGGTGTTTCCACATACCAACAAGTATCTTTGCCAAATCTGTGTAGCAACTCTTTATGTAATGCTTTACCACTTTCATCATTATCTAAAAACAAAATTATCTTTTTAGCATCTAGCTTGTTCTGTTTGAGTGCCTGAAATCTTGCATCATTATCATTAAACTTAGCTTCTTTTGGAGCACCATTTTGAAGGGTTGTCGCATTTAAAAAACCTGCTTCTGCTAATGACAGAACATCTATCTCTCCTTCACAAAATATGACTGTTTCTGCTCTGTAAATATTGTCATAGTTATATAAACTTGGTTTTGAATTAGATGTTTGCTTAAACATTTTGTTTATTTTTCTATATTTAATATTTGTAATTTCTGACTTGTCATCATAATAGGGAAAACAAATCCAATCGTGATCTGTGAATATTTTGAATTCCTTTACAACGGATTTAGAAATGCCACGATTAGAAAAGAAATCATACATAAAATCAGAATAAGTCTGATTATTGACAACAGGTTTTTCGTAAGATTGTTTTTTAGTGTCTTTGAAATATCTATATCTATCTTGTTCAAATTTGCTCCCACTCCAATCGCAATGATGACACTTCCATACAACTACAGAACCATTTTCTTTTATGGTCACAGATAATGGATTGTCAGACAT